TGATTAGAAACCCTGTGGCAACGATTTCTTTTTCCATCTGCTTAACATAATCATCAGCCACTTCATCACGCACTTTTTCCCATTCTTTGCCACGCAGTATGTTGCGGTCTGCCCATTGCCGGAATTCCTTCAGCGTGATTTCTCCGCTGTCTACTTTTGCAAGCATTTCGTTGATTTCATCTTCGTGCTTTTTGAGGTACTTCAGTATTTTCTTTTCGGCTTCATCGCCGCTGATTCCTTTGGTTAGATTTTTTATAATCTGCTCCAGAACCTTGTCGGCGTACTCATGTCCTTTGTCCATTATTCGACCACAACTTCCTCAATGACTTCTGGTTCTTCGATCATTGGTGTTCTTCCGTAATCGGCTTCTTCTATTTTCCCAATTACTTCGTCAATCTTATCCGCGTCTCCTAACAGCGTAAGGATTTTCTTTGTGATATATTCCGCATCAAGATATTCAGCCGCCGCAAGTACCGTGTCCACTTCTTCACTTACATTTATAAGGTAGCTTCTTGTGAATGTCGGCTTGTCATCGATGCCGGCAACTTCCAGAATGCCTTTGATAAAATCATCAACGCAGTACTCGAATTGATCGGCCTTGTTATTCATTGGCTCGTAAGCGGCCCTGATTTGCGTGGCTGTGTTTGCTCCACCTTTGATTTCGTCAATGTTTAATGCCATGTAATCGGCGTACATGTCCTTTGCCAGCCTGTCAAGTAACGCTTCTCTGCCTTCGTGCGGTGCTTCCAATGAATTGGCTGTTGCGGTTGCTCCTGTATCTTCCACTTGTGCGGCGTGTACTGTCTTTAGTCTTTCGACAAACTGTGCAAGGTCTACATCATCCATACCGCCAGCGTTGTTGATCGTCCAGTAAATGAAACTGGCTTCGTCGATCGTATTGCAAAATCCAGATTTTATAAGGTCGTATGCGTCAATCTGTTCACGGATTCCAACAAGCTCTGACTGCTTGTGCGGATTAGCCCACAACGGAACGATTGGAAATGATGGGTAATTCTCTCCGTCATAAATCTCTGTACCGTCAGCTTGTGTTGTCGCCAGCTTGAGAATGTACTTTTGCTTGTCCTTTAGGATCGTTCCTTTGCCATCTTCCCACTTGTAATCTGTGTATCCATCTTCTTCATACAGTGTAGCACGCAATGGCTTCTTTGCATCTACTTGCCAGAATCTTATTCCAGCACGCAACGCTCCGTTTTCTTCATCATAAAGCGGAACAAACTCCAAAGCCTTAAACACTTCCAGATGGTCGAAATTAAAGAACCCAAATGACACGCCAGCACACAAAGCGTACTTGGCGGCGAACTGGATTTCTTTGTCAAAATCATCGCCTAATTTTTCAGCTGTTGATTCTTCGCCCCATGTAACTCCATTGCCCAAAAGAAACTGCACTTGCTGTGTCGTGAAGCGGTTGAAGAATCCGCTGGTCAGTTTATAATTCGCTGAATAGTTATCTGGTACTGCCTGTCCAGTTACGGTATACAACAGTTTCTGATAATTCACGATGGTTCTGTTTTGCTTACGGTCATACTCGTCAGCTATCTGTGCTGTAACATACAACTCGCTTGCTTTGTGTTCGCTGATAGCTGACAGCACGAATGTCATTCGGTCTTGTTCTCTGTCGCCCAGCTCAATAAGGTCTTGATAAGTTTTCATTCATTCACCTCATACATAAATTGATTGATAGCCTCGTTTTATTTTCGCAAGGCGTTTTGTCTGAACAAAATACCTTGTGTCATCCATTGCGTGGTCGTTTTCTTTTATCGGTGTGTCGGTTGCTTTGTCGTCCCATGTATAGCCTGCAACTTCTTTTATCCAGTTCTTACATGACTTATGCACCTTGATTTTACCACGATTCAGGCATGTTGCAACATTTCTTATCCCATTTAATACATCATTGTCTGCATCATGCACTTTATACCTGCCTCGCTTTTGTAGCATTGCCTTGAACGATGCCGCCGACGGGTCTATGATAACTTCCAGTTTCCGTCTGTCGCCGAGTTTTGTATATCCGTTTTCGTCAAGCTGAAAAAGAAAATCCGTAAACTTGTCAAGGTCGTCTGCGTATTCGTCATCAGCCTTTTGTATGCCTGTTTCACGCCCTGAGTAGTAATACTCGTCTATCCTGTGCCATACTTCCCCCGTTCTCGCCCATAACCCAGCCGAGAAAGCATTTTGTGTGCCGTAGTCAACACTTAATACATACTCGCTGTAATCCTCGCTCAAATCGTCGATTATAGCATCTTCATACATTGGATAGATAAGCCCTTCAGCCCTTGTCCACTCTCCAAGTATGTATCTTGGATAGTAAACTGTGCCCTCGTACTCAGAACATAGGTCATCAACAAACTGCTTCGGCAGAAACGGATTGTCAAAGATCGTTGACTTCTGACAGAATATGTCAGCATTACTGTCAAGAAACTCTTTCAGATAGTTCGTCGGTGCTTCGGGGTTTCCTGTTCCGTCAAAGTAAGAATGCTCACAGCGAAGTCGTGACTTGAGCATCTGGAACACTCCCTCGTTCCACGTAGTCATCTCGTCGCCGTAAGCATACTCTATAGTCATGCCTCGGATTCTGTTTATGTGCGTCTTGTTGTCAGCGCCAAGGACATAAACTTTCTTGCCGTATATCCTGCACCAGTTACGGCTGTTGACTTCTGTTACTAAAGTCTCGCCGTGAAGCTCTCGCATTGGTTCAAGAATATTTCTGATCGCTGTGCCCTGAGTGTTGCCAAGTATTACAGACGCACCTTGCCCTTTTAATGCCATCATTCGCTTCGGTATGACGTAAGCGTAGTCAAGCCATGACTTACCGCTACCTGTTGCGCCGACCTATCTTTATGTTCCATCTATGATTGCAGTTTTTCAAATACTCAACTTGCTTAGAACTTAAAGACAATACGACCACCCCCTTTCTTTCGGGTCATGCCTAACACCCGAAATGTATCGGGATATTGTGTTCGGTCTGATGTTTAATGCTTTGCCTGCTTCGTTGATACTATTGAATACATATTCCGTTCCGTCGGTATCAATCATTTTAATTTTCTTTTTCTGCTTTTCGTGAGGATACTTGCCTTGCGGATATTTCTTTGGCTTTTCGTATTCTACGCCAACATATTCCCACACATAGCCTTTGTACGTTTTAGCAACACCTCTGCACGCTTTACTGATACCACGATAATTTATATTCATTTCTTTGGCGGCAATCGATATTGTTTTGTAAATAATTTCTTCGCCAGTATTAGTATCTATTCTTTTAACTGAAACTGCACGATTATTGTCTTGTCCGTACTGCGGTTTAAGGTTATCGCCAGTTTGCCCACCTTCGCAAATGTTGTAGCCTTTTGTTCTGTCGTTGCTTTCGTACTTTGCAATCAGCATTTGTTCAATGTCGCAAGCATCTTCTTTTGTCAGCCCAGTAAACAATATCTCATGGTCAAAATTATCCCAGCCGTGTTTTGATATTGCATTTCCAAAATATGTTCCGTCATATCCATGCCCGTTTTGCCATCTTCTTTGTGGGTCTTGTTTTGTTATGCCAATATAAACTTTCCCATTAAATCGGTTGGTGTGTTTATATACTTTGTATTCCTGTTGCTTACTCGATAACACTGTCTACTCCGTTCAGTATTTCTGCCATCTTGGACACGATGCGCTCTATAGCTTCGTTGTTTTCTGATTCAGGCTTGTCTTTCCAGTAGTCTTTCTTTCTGTTCTTCAGCCAAAATATCTGAGCTACGACCTGTGGTGGAACGTAGATTTCTTCATCTACATATTCAACGTGTTCTTCCGTTATCTCCATTCCGTCCTTTCGTCGGGTCGTTTTTAGTTTGATTGGTTTTCTGACCGTCGTTTTGTGACCAAGTGCAGATTTTACCATAGCACTTTCAACTTCTGTGTCTACCGGCGCTCTGCCCTCTTTTAAGGACGCAGAAAACGCAGGATACTTCCTTTTCCAATCGCAAAACGTCCTTTCTCCTATGCCAATTTTCTTTGTGGCAATATCTTTGTCGGTCAGACCGTCCCTCGCCCACCCTTTTATTCTTATTAGATTATCTTCGGATAACCATTCAAGTGCTTCTGATGGTCTTCCTTGCATGATGTTATTTCCTTTCGTTTTAATTCAATTATCAATTACGCCATTTTCTTTCGGCATATCGAATTTAGTGCGTTCTTACATACATAAACGCCGCTGTATTACAATTTGTTCTGATTGATTTTGCAATTGTCAGATGTAGCGGAACCCCCCCGTCATGCAGTTATCACGCATTGATTTTCTTTTATTATCAATTCGTGATTTGTTATTGTTGCATTTATTAACACTCCATCTAACCATTTTCCAATGTTCTGACTTATTGAGTGCGTTTATCATGTTTTTTGCACTTGTTACAATTCTAAAATCAAATCCTTTTTCTTTGTAATATTCAGCGATCATATTGAGAAACTTTGTTCCCAAACCAATTCCTTGATAATCGGGCAATATTACAAGTCTTGAAACACGTTTCAATTTTTTATTTTTTGAGTGTGGTTGATGTAGCACGCCCATGAATCCGATTATATTGTTTTTTTCGTACAAACCATAGCACACGCACGCTGACGGTAAATCGGTATTCAAATAATGATAACGCCTAAATTTGTTCCATTCGTTTCGCCCACATTTTCTGACAGCATATTTTCTTTTCTGTCGTGGGCGTGTTGAAAAACCATTTGCATTGTGTCTGTATTGAATATCCAATCTGGTTCTAACCAATCAACAACATCGTAATGACACGTTACGGCTATAAATTGTTTGTTTGTTCTTTTTATTGCTTTGTTTGTTGCAATGCACATTGTTTGCGCCACGTTTCTATCCACAACGGATGTAAATTCATCAAAACAAACTTTGTCCGATTCCATTAACGCTCTCGCAAGGTCAACTCTCATTTTTTCGCCGTTGCTCAATACATTGTATGGTTTCAACCATGATGGTACACTTCCAAAACCAACTGAATAAAACATTTTTTCAATATCTTTCATATCGGCTTTTGGCATATCATCTATTACTGATTCGTGCGTATATTCAAATTGATTTACGAACCAATCCGAAAACAATTCTTTTGCAATGGTTGTTTTTCCTGTTCCAGACCCTCCCACAATAACGCCAATTTGCCATTGTTCCGGCAATTCTATATTTCCTTCAAAATGTTCATTAGAATGTTCAAAATCAACATCATAATCAGATTGAATTTTTGATGTTCTAAATGTTATCTTTGGTTTGTTTTTTCTTATAATGTCGAAATGCGGCATGAATATCCCTCCGCTTGCAATTTATTAAACACTTCTTCCGCTTCTGCATCGTCAACGCAATCCACAACAACGGAAATTTTTTCGTTGTAATTTACTTCGTCTGGTTCTGTTGGTTCGTCTTCGTCTATCTTGAAACCAAATTGCTCCATGTCAATGTCAATATCCGCAAGTTCGGATTCCAGTAACGCAAAATCAAACCCTGTATTCATGGTTAGCTGATTGTGAGCCAACATGTACGCCCTGCGTTCTTCGTCTGTCAGATCGTCCAGCCGTATAATAGGCACTTCTTCGATGTCGTCCATTTCCATGACCGCAAGCAGTCTGCCGTGGCCTTCTATAATTTCGTTATCATGCCATACAGCAACAGGGTCATTGAAGCCAAACTCTTCAATACTCCTTTTGATCTGCTCGATTTGTTCTGCCGTATGTATCTTTGCGTTGTTCGCATACGGCTTTAAATCCTGTTTGCTGACGTATTCGATTCTAAGTTCCATTAAATCCTCCCTTTCAGACCGTCTATTTTTAGTTCTAACGGGTTTTTATGCGATGGTAATATAATTAGTCCTTATTGTAGTTTGTTTTGTTAAAACTGATTATACCATATATTTTGCAAAATAAAAACCGCCCTTGCGAGCGGTCTTTTGGTTAGTTTATATATGGTCCTCTAAATATCACAACCATTGATGGGAACGGTGCTGAATTTGTGCTGTCGCCGAACTTCAACCGGCCTTTTATAAATCGTATTTCTGCCCGGTCTTTTATGAAGTTGTGGAAATACTTTGTGTCTGTCCTTGCCGGGATCAACAGCACTACCAGCGTATTGTCTTTGCAACCTTCTCGGTAACACTTCTCCGTCCACTCTGCGATTCTGCTATACGGTGGGTTGCAGAATACTCGACACCCCCCCCAATTTTGTTTTAGCCCATCTTGCTCCGGTGTAAAGTGCTTTTCGCATTTACAGTTTATATCATTTGAGCAGGGGTCGAGATTAAAATGAAACTCTGCATCGAGAGAATCGTACAGGTCCTGCGGCGTCGCCCATTCATCCGATTTGCTTGTGAAATAAGGTTTTGTCATTTTACACCTCCATCTCTATCTGGCCCGGCAACGGCTTCTCGTCTTTTTTCTCTTTTGGCTGATGCCACAGTTCCTTGTATAAATCTCTTTTTTCTAATTCCACAACATTAAAGGCACCGCAGGCCGGATAATATAACCGCCAGTCTGTTGCTTCTGAATTGCTTATGCCATAAACTTGACATTTGTAATAATTCTTTCCTCTCCAGCCGAACTTTTTTAGATGGCAACAGTCTTTACAGGTCTTGCCGTTTTTTAATTCTCCGAAGTGTATTAGCATGGCTAAAATCTTTCTTGGCTCACTCATTTTTCACACTTCTTTCCTTTATCATCTTCGGAACAATAGCGTCCATCAGTCCTGTTGCGTCTTTCAGCCCTATGCCATCAAAAAACTCTTTCATCTCGTACAGGCTTTGCTTTGCACAGTGATCGCAGTCTCCGGGACAAGGCTGTCCATCACATTTCTCGGGCGTGTATGCCCATTTACTGCAGCTCATATTTTCTCCTTTCTCAGCAGTCCTTTATCTTTTGCAACACAGTATAGATTGCACCATCGAATACCATCTGCTGTTATCACTTTATTATCTGTCCACCAACCTGATTTCGCCATAATTGCCGTTCCTCGTCTGTCTATGCAATCAAGGTTTCTTAAGTCCACATTGCTCCTGTCTCCATCAAGCGAAACCACACAATATCCTTTCGGAATTTCCCCGTGATGCTTTTCGTAAATAACCTTCCGCAACGGTTGCCATGCCGATTTGTCATTGCTGTCGCTCACTTTTATATACGTTTCTTTTTTTCTGTTTGATATTGTGCCGATCGGCAACGCATTTATAACGTCGCCCTTTTTAAACTGTTTGCTTGGTTTTTTTAATCCTAACGAACGTGTACACCTGTGCGCTATCCCTGAAGCAGATTTATTAACCTCGAACTTTTGGTTAAAGCGATTTCTCATTTCTTCATAATCCAACTCATCAAAATGCTCCGTTAGCCATTTATCCATTTCCGCAGTATACTTTTCATTGTTGAACATAGTATTTAAGACTACTCCCCAGCTGTACAGATAACTGTACATATTATTGTAGTTTCTGCTTTGGCTGAACTTCCTATTGAACGCTTCCGTCAATTCTTTGCAGTCTTTGTAATCTCCGCATTTCGCTTGTTCTATGAGCCATCTTTTCTGATCGTCCGTAAACAATGATTCTGTTTGCGTGGTTGTTGGCTTGATGTTGTAATACAAAAGCAAATTGTTAAATTGAGAAGCGGACACGCTCAGCCCGAAATTTTGGTTGAACGTGTCCAAAAGTTCTGTGCGGTTCTTCCAAACTTTTGCTGTTGCATTGTCTTTTAGCCATTTTATTTGTTTGTCTGAATACCGTTTATTCATTCTGTTCTCCGATCATGTCCGCCAGCACAGACTTTTTCAAAGTTTTTGCTTGTGCCAACGCTTTCTCATACTCAAGAATCAACTTACCGTTGTTGATCATCTGCTTGGCGGTGCTTATTATGATTCTTGTTTGTTCGTTTTCCACCATTCGTTCTTCCTGTGTCATTTCTTCTTTGAGCGTTACCTTGATTCTGTCGCCCATAATTTCGTGCAGTTCTACCAATGTCATATTTTTTCTCCTTTCTATTAACAATGTACCTCAACTTTGAAGCACCATCTTATCGGACAGCTTTCTTTTCTTTTTTCTGCAATGTTTCTGTACTTTTTGCATAGCTCATTATAATCTTCATCGTACTTTTTAATGCGTTCAACAACATAATCTGGTCTTAATTCTTCTCCGCACAATGGGCATCGTTCACTACGCAAGTGTTCACGAGCAAGTTTGCTTTTGCATTTCGGACAGCCGATGAATTCTGATTTCCTTGCCTTGACGGAATGTTTCTCCATATAGTCAAACTTATCCGCAATTAGTTTTGCTTTTCGCTCCTCAATCTGGTTCATTGCTTTTGTTGGTTTCAGCGAATCAATGTCCCTGTACCGCACAGCATGATCATCATACCATCCACCATCAAGTTGCTGTATCTTTTCCACAGCATCCTCGTAACTGTTACAAACAATGGTATCGTGAATTGTCATTCTTCCGTGGTAATCCCCGTTTGGGTTCTCTTGTCTGTCAACACTATACGATGCCCATTCTTCAGCCATTTTCATAATGTCTTTTCTTTTGTCTGTTGTGAAATATTCAATTGCGTGCATTTCATTTTTCTCCTTCCATGAATTTAACTTCAATAACTTTGTCAACTTTTACTCCTTTATCATCTTCAAACCTTGCAATGGCTTCTTCCATTGTGTCGCCAAAGTACACAGCTCCGTCCCATGATTCTGTTGAGATTTCCCAACACTTTCCAAACCATTCATCGTTCACTTCTTCAATCCAGATAGTCATTACCTTGCTCCTTTCTGCTTTACAATGCAATCTGATTCTTTTTTGCAAACCATGTTATCTTATTGTACCGGCTTTTTCCTTTGAACTTTAGGTATTCATCCATAAGCCCCAACTCTTCAATCTTGTTTAGCTTCTTTTGTCTGTTGGCGTAATAAATTGCTCTTTTCTGTGAATTCTTCATATCATTTCTCCTTTCTTAAATCGCAAAATATCCATCCTGCGTGATAACGCTTGATAATATACAGACATCTTCTTTCGTTCTGTCTGTTGGGTGATAAAACTTTGGATTGCCAAAGCTGTTGCCTACGTACTTGTAGCCTTGCTTTAATAGCTCGTCCACAGTTGCCATGTGGTCTTCTAACGTGTGATGTTTTGTTTTCAGATCAATGTATTTCATGTTTTTCTCCTTTCTTTCGACCTGTCTCATCAGTGCAGGTAGGTCAGCTCCTGCAGACGCCCGAAGGCGTTTCGACTTTATTTTTTTAGTTTTCAAGGATTCTTTCAAAGGCTCTCGCTAATGTTCCGCTCGTGAATATGCACCCTTCGCCTTCGATGTAAAGACTTCCGCAATGGTGACATCTTTCTGTCCACCCATAAGTGTTCATATCGAACGTCCACGCTTTCCCTTTTGGTGTAACTCCTTTTCCGTATGATCCGTACCATTCATAATTCATTGCCAACGCTTCATCACCGTGATTTACCCAAACTTTTGCGAGTTTTTCAAATAATTTATCGTAGTTGCTGTACGCTTGGATTCTTGCTCCAGTTCCGGAAACTCCTTTAACGGCTTCTTCTTTTGTCCCGATTATTTTCTGAATCATTCTTGTAACCCTAATTCTTTCTTCATTTGGTAGATCATAAATTGTCATTTCTAACTCCTTTCAATATCCAACTCTATCTTACATTTGTTATTATAAATCACTCTTTTTATTTTGTCAATGGGCTTTTATAAAATAAGCCAAAATATTTTTCCCACGAAAAAAACCGCCAGTTTCCAGCGGCCTTTTTCGGTCAAATAATCAAGTTAAGGGGGAGATACAACATTTTTGATGCGATCGAATTATATCATGAACCGGCATTTTCGTCAACGTCGCTTAAATCATCAAACCCAACTATTGCGTCCATGTTGAACATCGCAACAACCCTAACGCCATCTTTCCCGTACTTTTGTTTGAATTTTAGCTTCCCATTTCTTAATTCATAATCATCTGCTACTATGCAGGCTTTTTCTTCTTTGCTAATATAAACTACATACATTCTATTTTTCTCCTTTTCTCATGTCAGCCCCACAGTTTGGACAGAAATTAAAAGTGTTTTCCAAGTAAGTTTCTCTTCCTACACGATACCCACATTCTGAACATTCAACACAGAACACTGGTGGGTATGGGTTGCAAAGTATTTCCATCTCTTTCCACTTCCCACTCGGTCTGTCGGCTGATGGTGTGGCTCTTATAATCCCTATGAAATGGTTAACCAAATCAACCGCACTATCGTCATTGTTTGGATTCTTCTTCCATTCCTCTAAATCCGAAATCAAGTCTGCTCGGCTGATTAAATCTAACTTGCTTTTGTGTTCTTTACACTCTGCAGAATCGTCTGTAAGTAAAGAATCACAAGGATTTTTTAACTTGCTGGTAACTTGCACGGCATCGGCTGATAGTGCTTCTATTGCCATATCTATGGCTTTAATGTTCTGTTCTCTTTCAGCACTTCCGTAAAGCCATGCCATATTTTTTAGTCTGTATATTGCTTCTTCTCTTGTCACTCTGAATCACCGCCTTTCATTTTCGCACCGCAGTTTGGGCAGTAGTTGAAGTATGTTTTCGCCCAATAGTGTGAATCGAACACATAACCGCAAACGGAACATTCGGTAGCATCATCATTAACTCCACACTCCATGTCATCATCAATGATTTCCCTTTGTAGCCATTCGCCCTGTAAGACATCGGCTGATAGTGCTTCTATTGCCATGTCTATTACCTGTCTGCGGTACGCGCTTGATATACACTCTTTCCATTCTTCAAGGTGTTTTATTGCTTCTTCCCTTGTCATTCTGTATCACCGCCTTTGTATGGAACAACCTTGATTTCACTCCCATCAACAAGGTCATCAGAATTAAGACCTATAGTACTCATGGTCATTCCATCATCATTCCCCCGTTCCGCTCTTATCATTTCGTTCCAGTTCCTTTTTGCTTCAGCTTCTGACATTCCACTCGCACTCTTTCCACATTTACAACATTTGAGTGTGGTTTCAGTTCCATCATCTACCCAACGAATCCAATGTTCTCTCCGGTTACAACCGCAAGTGCAAGGCAGAAACTTCTCTTGCTTCTTTACTGGTATTAAGTTATAGCCTTGGGCTTTCGCTTCGGCTTTTAGTTCTTCAAAAGTCATCACTCGCTCCTTTCAAATCCACAGGCAAGGCGGTTTAAGGTGTCGCCCAGCACCATCTATGGAGTTTTCTACTTCTATTTTTACAAAAACTGCCTGTGGTTATACACTAAAATGGAATGTCATCGTCTGTTATTGCTTCATACATCGGTTCATTTTTTTTGATATGCTCCGGCGCGTCAAGCAATGTGTACTTTGTGACAACTAACTTTCTTTTTACTTCTCCATTCCTGTTCTTGTAAACAGCTTCGAATCCTTCAAGCTGAACAATGCTTCCGTCTATAAGATCAGTGTTTCGAGGAAATTGCACAGCTTCGTAATCGTTAATCCACTCGCCTTTCTGACCGTCTTTGAATTCTTGTGATGCAATTCTTCTTGAATACGCTGGTCGTCCGTCAAAGTCTTTTCTGTAGATTTTTGTCTGTCCTTTTACTTCCATTTGCTTCTTCCTTTCTCGATCGCAAATTCTTTTGCTTTCGCTTGTCTTATTTTGATTTTTTTCTCTAA